TGTTCAGGCTGCAAAATACCGCCATCAGACACTAGATCACCAACTGGGTTAGTATTGTCAAGAATTCCAGCTGCTGGAGTGCTTACTCCACCAATACCACCAGATGCGATAGTACCAGCTGCAGCCGACTTTTCTAAAATTTCATTGTTTTCTGTCATTTTTTTATTTCACCTCCAGTTTCTCTTAATGATATAGGTCAGCGGAATTTAGGAAACGTCCACCCCACATAGACCCTTTTTGTATTTTTGTTCCCTGAACGATCCCGCCAAGATCGCCAGACTTACGGACAGCGGTTTCGTCTTCTAGACCGTCTACACGCTTTCCAAACTCTTCAAGATTGCCTCTTACTCCAGCAACTTCTTCTGCTACTGTGGCGTGACCTTTTTTAAGGTCTGCAATCTCTTCACTTAGTGACTTAATTGTTGAAACAAGTTCACTCACTGCCTCTGTTACTGAAACCTTAATTTCGTCAACAGCTTTTACAAGCTCAGAATCAGTTGCACTAGCTTCAGCAACAGACTTTTCAACTTCAACGTCATTAGAAGCATCTTCGTCTGCAGCATCTTCTGCAGGTGCTTCTTCTGGATCAGCAGACTTAACTACTGTTTCCTCAACAGCGTCAACTGCGTCAACTGACTTTTCTACGGTTTCTTCGGCAGGAGCTTCAGCAGCAACTTCTTCAGCTGCAACTTCTTCAACGGTCTCTTCTACTACTGTATTTTCTTCTGACACGTTGTTCTCCTCCTCTATATTGTTTTCTACAATTGACGCATTATTGTCAATCGCTGTTTCAGACGTTTCGCCTGAAGTTTCTGGGGTTTCGGAAACATCATCAGATTTAGCTAGGTCTGTAACACCAATAAATTTATTTAAAAGTGACTTAACTGTCATAGCCTTTTCTGTATCCTTTGTCTCTACGAAACCAATATTCTTCATGCTAACTTCACACGAAGGGCAACTTGAATCTTCAACTTCTGAAAGTCTGACGAGTCCGTCATTCTCACACCAGTAGACATTTTCAAGATCTGCTTTTGCAATTATACCATCAATTTGAGCATCTTTATCAATCTTTTGAATTGACACAACATTTGCAAATTGATTTGCAGGATTGTCTACCAAAGATAGTTCTTGAAGTTCATAATCTTTTACAATTCTAATTGTCTTTTCTACATTTTCATCCCAAGAATTTTCAGCTTCTTTAATTACTCCACCAATTGAAAATCCTGTTAAAGTTCCATCAAGAACCTTTTCCCAAGTGTCTTGAGCACCCTTAGAAATGTAAGCATCTACATAGACACCATTGTATAGTCTATCTGTGCTCTTGTCAAAAAACTTTTCTTGTCTGAAATTAACTACCTTACCAACAGCAATTGGCTGATGCATTTCTCTTAAATTTCCACGGAACATTTCAAAAGCTTTAATGCTAACATCTGTAGGAACTATGTCAGATTGCTTGTCAATATTATCAAGCGTGGCAAACCCAGAAACGGTTCTACGCTCTTCATCTATTTTGGCGATTGGCATAGATAACTTGATATCATCGTTATCTGAAGTCCAATGAGCCTTGTTTAAAGCAGACATCTTATTCCTATTATATATGTATTTTTTATATGTTTATAATATTGTTATATTATAACACTGATCTTCCTTCTCCACCAGGATTTCTTCCTGTTGTGGTAGAAGTTGAATCAGATGCTTCGTTAGTTCTTTGTTGATCTCTTTCTCTAGTTCCAGCCATTTGAGCATTTTGCTCTGCACGTTGTTGAGGGGTCATAACTACTGGGGTATCTCCTTGTGGAATTACTGGTAATCCTAATCTTGGTCTAATATCGTTTGGAACAACAACTTGTGCTCTTAGATATCTTTCATCAATTTGACTCTGAGTATTCTCATCCGTAAGAGTTAGCTCGTTAAACTTTAACAAAAGAATGTCTGTCTTTTCTTTAATAAGTTTGTTTATTGTTTTTTCTAAATTCTTTTGAGATGGTCTTGCAACCTGCTCTTTAAAAGTTCTGTCTGAAACGAGGGCAGAAGCAATTGAACTTCCAGGATCTGAACCAACTTTAGAAATTGGAACTTGATGAGCCATAAGAATGTCATGAACATTTGAAGTTCTATACTTATCAAAGGATCCTTCTTGAATACCATTTTCAACTGGTTCCATTTTAAATTCAACCTTGTTATCTGCAGCATCGCCAGGAAGTGGGATGTAAAGTGTTCTGTGATTCTGTCCACGAAGACCAGACTGTAGGAATCTAAATAGCTTATCTTCTGCATCAGAGGAAAGCTTTGCACCCTTTAGAGTAACAATATATCTTGGAACAGCCTTGTTTTCAAAATAATCAATATTATATCTTGCAGCAAGTTGATCTCCAACAACAGAAGTTGCTGCAGAAACTACATCTGGAACACCATAGTATGTGTTCTTTGGGCTATACTTTTTAATGTGAATTAGTTCGTTTGGTCTTGGATCTGTAGTAACAGTATTTACTGTTTTTTTATCCTGAAAGTTTTTAAAATAAACTACCCTTTGATTTACAATTTGAACATATCCATCACGAAGTCTTCTTACACGAACAGTTGTTGCTGGAATGTGACCAATATAGCCAATCTCTCCAGTATTTTTTCTACCAATTTCAATGTATCCATTGCCAGTTGCTTCATAGTCTGTCATAGCTTTTTCAAGAACGTGAGTAAAAGTGTCTTCATCATTTAATTCTTCAAGCCAGTTAGTGAGTTCAGACTTTGCTCTTTCAACTTTTCTTTGTGCTCTAACTCTTTGATTTACATCTTCAATTTCTTCAATTCTTGCTTTAACAATGTCAGACATAATAAAGTTATATCCAAGACCTACTGTGTTTGCTACCTTTGCATTAATTGCAGCGTGGTTTGCAAAAGAATTATCAAAAAAGAATGCAAGTTCATCAAGATTGTATGGTGGAAGAACTACATCAAAAAGACCATAAGCAGTGGTGATGTCTTGTTCTGGAAATAATTGCTTAGACTTGGCACCATCTTGACCAGTGTAAGCCTTGCTCATTCTAGTTATTCTTCTTTTAAAGTTTGCATCAATTCCATCAAAGTTTTTTACCATTTCTGCTTCAAGTAAAAAGTCATCACTTTTATTTGCAAATGGTTTATTCTTATCTAAATTATCTAGTCTTGCAATAGTCTCAGTCATCTCCATGAGTTTTTAGCCCCTTCGCAGCATCAATAAAAGCTCCAGTATCAAATTCATCTGGAATATATCCTTGTTTCATTCTATCAATTTGAACAGAATTTTCTTCTTCTGTAACCCTTGTTACTCCTGGCATAAATACTGCTTTTCCAGCACCAGCCCCATAATGTGCTGCAGCCTGTGTAATTCTATTAATTGCAGCAATATCATATTTTCTAGCGGGAATATTCATAAAACTTCCATCGCCATCTCCAAATATTCTTCCATTTTCCATTTTCCAAACATACAAACCATACTCAGAAGTGTTCTCTACCACTTTTACTTTTGGTTTGTTTGGCAATTTTTGTAAGCCTTCTATATAATCCATGACAACATTGTACCATAAATTATTGCTTAAACCAAATAAATGTCCCAGTCTATGTCATTCAATATTACAATAGAGTCAAAATTTACATCTACGATGCTATCGTCACTTACAACTCCAGAAGAAATTCCAGAATAGCTATCAAAGATACTCTTTCCATCTAAAGAAAGAACTGTAACTTCTATGGGTTGTGCATTTAAAACTTCAGTCCATACGGCAGAAGCTGACCAATAAGCCCATTCTTCATCATCAATAATTCCCCAATCATTATATTTAATAAGATCTTGTTTAATTGGGTTTAGCTCTACAAAGCTTGCAATGTTATTAACTTTTACACCAGAATATACTTCTATTTGACCTAGAGTAGAGTTAAGGATTATTGAATTTTCTTGTAAAGATATAGCAATATGGTTCCAAGCCAGGGGTTCAATTACTATTTCATTAACAAGTTTTCCATTTAAAAATGATTTTGCAGTAGCAAACTCTGTTCCATCTTTTATATTAAAGATTTTAAAGAAGGCTCTTTTTCCACCTTCTTCAGGAATTAAAACAATGTCAAAAGATTCAGCTGGGCTAGAAATTCTTCCAATATTTTTTCTTTCACTAAAAGAATTTGATTCGTTATACATTAAAAACATCTGAAGTCCAACAATTTCTTGATCAGGTTTTAAAGATTGATTTACTGGAATAGAAACTCCTTTTAACAAGTTTTCATCAATTTCTGGTAAAATTTCGATACCAGAATCTCCTGATAGATATAAGTATGGAGATGACTCTGTATCTATAACTACAGGAATTTTTCTTTTATAAACGTACTGGTCTTGATTTTTAACTATTGGAAAAAATTTTCCTGCAGCAGGTGTATTTATTGAATAGAACTGCCCCTCGTCAAAAGATAGTGCAGCAAATCCCATATTTTTTACCCTTACATTTTCTGTAAAGATTCCTTTTGAAGAAATTTCAATATGTAAAGTAATATAGTAATTTGTAAATCCAGAAATATCTTTTGGAGGATAGATAATAGTTCTATCATTAATCTTATACTTAGTGTCCTGTGGGGAAGTTATTTCTCCTAGGTCTAAAATTCTATCCATTCCAATAAGGTTTGTATTAGTGAATTGAGTATATGAAGTTTGACCAATTTCAAGAATATTTTGTAAAGTTACATATACCTTGGTTGACAAAGATTCTTGATATTCTGAAGACTGTTCATTATATTTTGAAAATATTGAGCTTGGAGCGTCTATGTTAAATTGAATCATATCCAAATCATATTTTAATTCCCCGTTAGCCTGTACTATATTTTTACCAAAATAAGAAAGTGGTATGGAATTTTCCCAATATCCAGAAACACCAATATCTAAAACCATTTCAGTATTAGATAATTTAGGAAGTAAAGTGTAAGAGCCAATATAGTCGTAAAGGTCTGAATTAAAATCTTTAACTGCTAAACCAGAAGAATTAAATATTTGACTTCCATCTTTATCTGTAAAAAAATCATTATTTATTGTTAAAGAAAATATTTTTCCTAAGAAAACATCTTCATTGTTTCCTGCAAAATTAAGAGATAAAGTTTCTGGTCTTGAAAAGAACGATCCAACGATAGAATAATAAGTCTGCTCAATTTTATTAAAATCAATGCCAACTGCAAAATAGGAACTTGCCGAAATAGGTAGTGAATTTAAAATAGTTTCATTATAAATATACTGCAAACTTCCAGAGTTTATTGCTACTTCAAAAATATTAGTCTGTGTATTATTTGATATATAAAGCAAAGACTGTCTAGTTGAAACATCACTTGAAGATTTTAAAATAGAATGAATTGATCTTGTTTGATAGTTTGTTTGATTTAATCTTGAAAAGTAAATACTTCCATAAGACTTGTTATCAATATAAGAGTTATTTGGATCCATTGCTATGAAAGGATAATCTTCATCTTGGATTTCATAATTTTGTTCATAGAATCCTGATGTTATTAAAGACTTTTCAAAATTTGTTATACTTGCAGAATTATTAAATATTACTTCTGGTAGATTATATTCTGGCAAAGAAATTCCCTGATTATTTGCTACTAGGTTGTTATAAAATCCATCTTCCCACTTTGTTCTATCTGGATATCTAATCGTAGAACTATATCCAGAAAATGGAAAATCAACATAGGAAAGTGTTCCATTGAATGCTGCAATTATGTTTTCTTGTTCTTGAACTCCCTGTCCAAATACATATCTTTTCTTTGCTACCTGCTCTGCTACAACATAAGGAAAAATTGAGAACGAATCTATTTCATGCAAATAAATTTTATTACTTGTATAAAATCCTAAGAAGTCTTCATTCTCTGGTGGAAACGTGTTAATGCTTAAAGAATCTATTGGAATAGATATTACCTTTTCTCCATTAATCATTAAGAAAATTTCATTTGGGCTCTGGCAGAAATGAACAAGCATTGGTCTATACCACTTTCCAATAAAGTAAGACTTGGTATATTTTCCAACATTTATTTTTATAAAGTCTTTTTCAATATATATTCCATCATTAGACTTTAATGGTCCAAATATTTTTGTCTGAGTAGTTATTTCTGGACTTAATCTTAGCCAAAACTCTGCAGTTAAAGTTTTATTATATCCAAACTGGTTTAAAAGTCCTTTTCCTGGAAAAATAATAGATGGAAATTTATTATATTGATCTTCTGTAAGATATATTGTTGAACCTGTATTTGTCACATATTCTGCATAAGCTGAAGATGAACTAACTGTTTGAAAAACATTTTTATTTAATTTAATATTTCCACTTGATCCATAAACCATAGGGATTCCAGACAGTTGTGCTAACAAAGAGTTGTTTAAAGAAATAACATATCCGTTGTCAGCATCTTCGTATCCATATGGGTCAAGGACTGTATGCTTAATAGTTCCTTCAAAATCTATTAGAGATGATATGCTGGCTGATAAAACATTCAGTTCGTCCGAAGGAATTCCAGTACTTATTGAAGTAAAAGGCTCGGACCATTGTCCAACAGATACTCCATTGAAATATAAAGAACTTTCTTCTTCATTTGCATCTACATATGGAAAAAATGTTGCTCTTATAAAAGGAGTAAATCCATTAACAGAGGTCAAGCTTGTATGAGATATTTTTTCCCAAGTATTTCTTTTTAATTCAGAGTATCTTGTATAAAATTCTTCTCCATTAATAATAAATCCTATATCTAAATATAAAAGAGCAGTTTTATCTGATGTATAAATGTAGCTAGAAACGCATATACTTTCTTTATTTGGATCAAACTCTAAATAAGATATTGAAGATGATAGAGACACCATGTATTCAATTGTAGAAGATGAGGCACTTGCAAGATATAGTTTATCAACCTCTAAGTCTTCAAAAGGATATCCTGATAAAGTAAAAAGCTCAGAAGATCTTATAGCATTATCAAATGTCCAATTATCTGTTTTTATATTTTTTTCTGATTCAGATATTAAAGATACAAAATAGTTAGCCTCGTCCATAGACCACAAAGCCACTGGATGCTCAGCATAGACCCTTGAAGCATAAAGATTTGAACGTGTGTAGGACATAGATTACCTCTACCCTATTTTATCATAGAGACTACTTAGTAATGTCTACAATTTCACATGCACCAGCAACGCAAGATAGTTCTTGACTTCCAGTTGTTCCATCTGTTGTTTCATACAAAGAAAGCATGTCCCAACGAATTGAATCAGGCATCTTGCTTAACCATGACTCATATTCTTCTTTAGATACTTCTTGATAAGGAGCTTGCTTATATGAATGCTCCACTGCTGGTAAGAAAGATACTCCGCCAATTGAGTCAAAGTTATCAAATACCCAAGCACCCACACGCATCCACTCATCTTCTTCAACATTAACAGTCACACTTGGATTATGTTCTGTCCAGTGAGTTCTATAAGTCTTCCACATTTCAAGGTGGTCAATTGCAGTCAAATCTTTTGTAAGAATTGCATTTTTTGGAGCTTTGATTGGAAAATAGAATACTGTTGTTGCTTCAGGCTTCATGACATCTGGCTCAAATGGAATTCCAGAATCTTTTAAGAATTGAGTCAAAGGATCTTTGTTATCTGCTCTAACACTTCTAATGTAGTATTCTGAATACCATGGATGGATGCCAGAAGATACCCCTGTGAGCTGTGAGACTGTTCCTGAAGGCTTTACACAAGTAATTGATACTGATGGATTAATATTTAAAGACTTAGCCTCTTTATCATTTACTGAAACAGATAGATCTCTCATTTCATCCAGAAGTGTCTCTAAAGCCTTTCCATTTGTAGCAGTAATTTTGTTACCATAAATACCAGTCAAAGAAACTCCAAGAAGTCTTTCTTCTTCACAGTTATCTCTCCAAGTTTTTCTAATATACTTAAAGTTTGTTAAAGTTGACTGCCAAGTTCCAAGAATGGTAGCAAGGCGAACCTTTTCAAGCAGAGTTTCTTTTGTATCAGATGCTTCAATTACAACTTCTGTAAGATTGCAAAATTCATTTGGACGAAGAAGAATTTCTCCACAAGGATTGGTTCCACCAACTAGACTAGAGTCTCTGCGACCAAACTTGTCAATATGCTTGCGAACAGAATCTATATTGTAGATCCCACGTTCTCCTGACTTTGATTCATAAAGATTTCTCCATTCACGAAGGAATTGTGCAGTGTTTGGCTTTGAGTTATAGACAGCAGAATTGTTTGCTAAAGCTCTTTGCCCATTTCCTTCCCACCATTGTCCACTCTTAGCCTTAGCCATTTCAAAGTCATCAAGATTTGAAAGTGAAATTAAAGCACTTCTACGAACCCCACCAACAACAACAACTTCTCCAACTTTACACATCAAATCGTGTGCTTCAATAGACTTAAGTCTTCTTCCTGCAGCAAGTCTAAAAGTTTCAATTGTAAAGTTAAATAGGTCAACAAGTGGATCTGGTCCAGAAGCTCTTCCTCCAAATACCTTTAATCTTGCTCCTGCTGGACGAACCTTTGAAACATCCCAGTTAGGAATTTGACCTTGATAAAGAAGTGCAATCAATTCTTTAAAAGCTTTTGCCCAACCAAGTTTTGAATCATCAACAACAATAGTTGTATTTGTTTGAAAGAACGACTCAGAAATTACTGGAAGCTGGTTGATATACTTTTGCTCAACAGTAAAACCAACTCCAGTTCCATTCATAAGAATATACATTGCCTCATCAAAGGCTCTAGGGCTATCTACAGCAATAAAAGAACAGTTGTATGCTGCGATATGATCTCTTTCTAAAGCAGGTCCAGCAGTCATTAGTGCCCTCATAGATGGCATGATGTGATGCTTTAAGATAGCTTCTCTTACTTCATCAAAAATCTTTGCGTTTGGGCTGTAGCCATAGTTTAGTACTAAATGATCTTTCATAAAATTGCAGTATCTATCAATAGTTTCCTGCCAAGTCTCTCTGCGGTTTTCGCTTTCAATCCAGCGAGCATATCTTGAGATATGAATAAAATTTCGGTAAGGATCTGTAATAGATCCATTGGAGTCAATAAATGACATTTAGTAACACGTCCTTCTGATAAAATGGGAATAGTTATATTCTACACGACTATTCAAGGAGAAGCAAATGGATTTAACAATTCAAGAGGTAAGTTACTATAACGAGTTAGTAAAAAATAATAAAGCAACAAAAATAGAGTGCAAGTTTGATACAGATGATACTGTTGTTTCTAAAGTTGACAGTAATGATAAAGTTTTCTTTTATTGTCTTGGATGCCATTCATCTTTTTATCCAGGAATAAATTTAATAGAAAAGATTAAAGGATATATTTCTTTAGCTACTTCTTAAAAAGTAGTTTAGTATTGTTTGTTGATTCTTGAATAAATTTTCTATTGACAAAATTTTTGTCCCCTGGTTTTTTAATCTTATCTTTTACAGAAAAAGTATCAAATATAGTTCCAGGGTTTAAGTAAGAAACAATTCCTTGACCAATAACAAGTGCATAAACTTCTTCATCAATTTCTATTGAATCATTTGTTAAATTAATAACCAGAGTTGGACATTTAAAATCTAAGTCATACTCTTCTTTTGGCATAGATCTTTTTGAAACTGCTTTTGTTCTTATATCTGCCTTTGAACACTGATAATAAATTTTATTTGCAAGATCTTCCATTCCTTCAACATTGTTATAGAAGTATGCATTAAACCTTTGCTCTGCTGGGTATTCTGGAGTAAATAAGCTAATACATATATCAGCATTTTGTTGATGGACTGCTAAGTTGTAAGGAGTATTTTGTCTAATATATTTTTTTAAAAAGTCTTTAACTGGTTCTGAATATTCATCACTTTTAATAAATAGTTTAGCCATACATATATTATAACGCAAGAATTTTTCTGAATACTTCGTCCCAATCATACCCTCTTTGTTTCATAGAAAACTTTTCAGATACAATTTCAAAATTCTTTGTTCTTTCTTCAAGTCTTGTTTTTGGATTTAAAAGTTCTGTCATATGACCAATCCACTCATCAGAAGTGTTTGCAATTCTTCCTACACCAGAATCAGCAAATAGCTGGTACTCTGGAAGTCCCCCAGATGCTATAAAGGGTATTCCTGCTGCTGCATTTTCTAAACCTTTTAAGTATGACTTTGCATGGTTAAATGGAACATTTCTTAAAGGAACAATTCCAACATCCATTTTTCTATATAATTCTGGAACATTCATCATTGTCTTCATTGGCTCAAATGTACAAATCTTTTTGTCAATTCCAATTTGATCAGATGCTTGTGGAGCATTTATAACATTACCTGCATGATGAAATTTTAAATGCTTTTGTTTTAGAAATTCTCCAAAGAATGGGTTTAAAGTTTCCAAGTCTCCAGATCTCCATGGCGTAGCACCAACCCATCCAAAAGTTGGAAGACGACCAGCATGGTCTTTTCTTTTTATTCCCCATCTTTCAATATCAATACCATTTCTTACCATAAATATTGGTTTATTTGGATATTTATTTTTATAAAATTCGTATAAAAAAGGGGTAGATGTAATTAAAGCATCTGCTTGATCTATAATTGCAACATAGTGTTTTCTATTATTTTTTGGGTTAGCATCTGGATGAGTTGTTTTATATGCAAGATTTGTTTCTTCAAGACCTTCCATGTGGTCATCAATATCAACAACAATTTTTTGACCAAGCTCTCTTGCTCTTTTAACATGATCAACAAATCTTTCAAGCATTATAAGTTTTAAAACTACAATATCCCAGCCATGAATTGCTTTCTCTTCTGGCAATAAAATTCCAAAAGCGTGTTCTTCACTAAATCCTGGAAGACCAATTCCACTTTCCCAGCCATGCTCCTTCAATTGCTTCATTGGTAAATAACATCTATACCAACCACATCCATTTGGTTGTAAAGGTTTTACACCAAAAGACCAGTCGTAAGTTAAAAAAGCAATTGTCGGAGTTGGCATAGGTTGTTACTTCTTTGTAACTTTCTTAACCGCTTTAACAACTTCTGTTGCAACCTCTTCTGAGGTTGAATTTCCAGAAATCTTTCCAAATGCGATATCGTTCTTATTAAAGAATCTAATTGCAACTGGAGCAAATGCAGCCACTAGAGCATACACATATGTATAAGGATCAGTATTTCCTGACATATATAATGCAAGTGCTGCACCTAAAAATGAACGACCATAGGATTGCAACATTTCTTTTTGTGAATTTGTTAACTTGAGTACCATTTTAATTCTCCTGTCTATAGTACTTTGTAAAAGTGTATCTTAAAAAAACAATATTGTCAAGATTATATTAAAAAATCTGTTTTCCAATAACAGCCTTTGCCTCTATTTCAGTAAAACCTAAATCTATTAATTTTTTTTCTGCAGATTTTAATGCATCGTGATAAACTTTTCCGTCAATACCAGCTGGAACAAAATACCAGCCAATAACTCCAGCATCTAATCCATAATTATTTGAAAACTCCCATACATCATACGCACTACTTGTTTTAACTTCATCAAGTTTTTTAAATTTTAAAGCCATAACATCTCCTATATCTTAATTATATAGTTTAAAGCCATATAGGGCTGTAGATTTGATAGCTCTGTTGATGCTGGAGTTGTGTGAGTATGGCTTCCACCAGCACCACTAACACCATCTGCTGTTGCAGTAGAGTTGTTGGCTACGGTGTGAGAATGATTTCCACCAGATCCCGCACTAGTATTTGCAGTAGTGTTTGTAGCAAAGTTAGAATTATATGTTCCAGTTGTTCCAGTTCCAGAATTTCCTGGCTCAGTACCAAATCTTTGACCTGTAGAAGCTGTGGTAGCTATGTTAACGCTATGCGAATGACTTCCAGTATTATTTGTAATGTGTGCATGATTTGATATTGCTCTAGTACCTGAACCAGTTGAAGCATTATCGTTGAGTGATGACACACCTGTAGTATGTGAGTGACTTCCAGCACTATTGGTGTTAGTTTCACCTGGATTAACATTGTGATAGTGATCTACCCCAGCATGACTATGCTCTCCATTTACGGTATGATTGTGAGAACCAGCACCAGCTGCATTTCCATTTGTTGCTGGAACAGTATGGTTGTGTGCAATACTGGTATTTCCAGAGTTAGAAGCATCATGTTGATGATTCATACTACCTCCAGTTTCACCACGAATGTTAAATTCTGCTTGACCAGTATCTATTCCAACAACTACTCTTCCTTTTAAATTTGGAAGATTAAATGTAGTTGAGCCATCGCCAGATCCATAAGTTGTACTTACTACTCCAAACAATCCTGAATAAGTAGTTCTTGATACCGCTTGACCTTGACATAGCAGCCATCCTGTTGGTGCAGTTGCACCAGCATGAATTGAAATCATTCCAACTGGAGTATTTGTATCAATTTGTGTTTGAATTGGAGAAGTAACACCATCAACATATGAAATTTCTGTTGAACTTACATTTCCAATAGAAGTTGTAGATGGCAAAGTTGCTGTTCCAGTAACTGTTGGAGATGTAATTGTTGGAGATGTTAAAGTTTTATTTGTTAAAGTTTGAGCTTTTATAGTTCCTACAACTTCACTTCCTGCACCAACTCCATGTATATCTGATATTGCTCCATCATGACCAGTAAACAAATCATTATTTTGATCAATTCTTGTATCAAAATCTATTAAATTTCCATAAAGACTGTTAGTGACTTCGTAGGTAGGTCCATTTTCTAAAGTTCCATAATACAATAATTTAAGAGCATCTCTAATGTCTGCAGGTTCTTCTAATTCTGGAATAGATGTATTAAAAGCTGGAGAGTCAAGACCTTTATCTATATTAATTAATTCTGGCATTTTATGCTACAACCCCTGCCGTTATATAAAAGTTTACTGGAGTTGCAGAAGAAGATATAGTAGACACAGATCCAGAGGATAGTTCTGCACCTTTTAATTGTGCTATAAATGTTCTTGTTCCAGAAATTTCAGTAATTGATTTATCTGAAATAGATATAAATGCTGGATTATCTAATTCTGCCGTTGCTTGAACTAAAATGGTATTTGGATCTAGTGAAACTGGAGCACTATCATAAAAGTCTGCTAGTGGTATTGATATCGAACCACTTCCTGAAACAAAGTTTACTACCTTTTGAATACTATAAGATAGTGGTTGAAATTTTAAAACTGGCTGCCAAGAGCTACCGCCAGGCTCTGCATTTAGTTTATAAACAACTCCATAATTTCCACCAAGTAATCTATTTATATAGAGATCATTAATTCTTGCATCTACAAGACCTGCTGCATTTTCAGGAGTTGTTGGAGCTCCAACTCCAGTATAAAACTGAGAACCTCTTTGTCCTTGTGGACCAATGTCAACACTTACAGAAACTGAAGCAGGTGGTCCTACTACAACTAATTCATCATTAGATATAATAGTATTTATTGCCATATTAAGTTACCGCCACATCTTGTGTAACTGTAATTGTTCCAGTTAATAAGGTAAAAACTTTTCCAAAAGAAGATGAAGAAGCACTTGTATTTTCAATTTGTAGGTCATAAAGATAGGAAGGGGCTGTTAGTTTTCTACCACCATCTGGCTTAATAGTGCAAGATACATATTCACCATCTTCAATAGTAGCCAAAGACTCTGTTGAGTCAAGAGAATCTATCACTGATGCAGAAGCTCCTCTTGATGTAGAAACCAAAAACAAAGGCTCATAGTTAGAAAGATCATCAAAAACTCCACCAGAGGAATTTTTAGGGTATACAAAAAACTCAAAAGTGTCACCAGCATAGTAGTTAAAATTATATGTACCTGGAAATGCCATAGTTAATCACCTTTCAATATTATACCATGTAGAAGTATTTAATTATTTCCAACTTTTTTGGGATCTAAAAAATGTTTTATATCTGTTTGAAAGTTTTCCTTCTGCATTTTTCCATTTATTATAAAGATCATTATCATGTTCTTTTACAATATTATGAGACCATTCTTCTCTTTTAAATGGAATAATTTGCATAATTGGGGTTCCCATAGGAATTATTCCTTCAAAATCTTTTCTAATAAAGAATGGAAAATTTACTGAAATAGGATGCTTATCTGTATCAACTATTGCTGGAACAACACTAAAAGGTAAGTCATCTCTAAATGATGGTTGAATAAATAAACAAGAATATCCTTTTGGAGTTTGAGTAACCCAAGGATTAATAAATTTAAATCCTACTGAATCATATTCTTTTGGAATATTGTATTTATCATATTGTGGTACAGGATGGCTTTCAATTAATTTTAAAGAATTAGTACTCCATAATGTATTAATTCCTCCATTACCATCTCTAGAAATCATAACGTCTGCTGGAAGGGTATAAATATATCCAGCAGTCATCATATCAAATACTGGCATACATCCCTTAATAGTATGATTTATATTTCCATTATCTTTATTATATTCTTTTATTCCATTAGTATATTTATCTTGATTTTTATACCATTCTGGAATTAATTTGCTTGCAGGAACTGGAGGGTTAAATATTCCTGAGTCAGCATTATTACCTGGAATAAATTTAATTACCTTTTCTTTATTTTTTTTCATTAATTTTCTTTTCTAATAGTTATAGTTGTATTATATCATTTAGATTATAGATGTGTAAATATTGTTTTACAAGTCATTATAGTTCTGCATTTATAGCAAAATAAGCATTAACATTATTGTTTCCCTCAACTGCATATGGTCTAAATGCTGTGAGTCCAGTAGACCTAAATGATATAGCGGAAGCGTCAGCATTATTTCTTGTTCCTGAATTGTTTGACTGAACACTTGATATTGAAAAAACAGATTGATAATCTGTAATTCTTAATCCTGAAAATTCAAAAGCACTATTTGCAGGAGCAGCCCTCATAGTAACTGGATGTCTAATAATTAAATCAACAGTAGTTGTATTGTCGGCAAAACCAATACCAATTGGTACAAATGCGTTTCCATTTCCAATAGTTCTCCAGTAATATCTTTGGCACAACGCTAACTCTGTACCAATAGGACGTTGTTCAAATGCGCTAGCAATGCTACCTGCTTCTAGTTGTACGTTCTGTAGTGTTCTAGTTCCACCACTAGCAGTAAACTCAACTTCCACATTTGCAGTGCCATCAAGAGTTACAGTGATTGGAGATGCAGCGTAGGAAGGAGGAGTTGCTCCAGTGTTGTACACACGACCAGTTGCAGTACCAGTCCAAGAAAGAACGTAAGTCCCTGCTGGCATATTCTCTCGTTCAATAACTTGTTCTACTCCACCGCCACTGTTAATAGTTAGTATCTGTCCTTGTGGTGCGCTAGTAAAGGTAAGAGTGGTGTTAGTAAAGTTAGACTTCCAACGGTCAAAGCCATAAGCATCAGAGGCAAGATTAGCGGCACTAACATAAGCACGTTGGTTGATTCGGAAATCACCATTGATTATCTTGTTACGGAAACTAAACTGTGTTGATGGTATGTAAGCATAGTTAGACAGGTCAGTTGTTGACTGAGCAATGTCAACCCATTGAGTGCCATCGTAGACAAATGCTTTCTTAGCCATAATTTATTTCCTCCTCAGTTTCTACTGCATTAGCATAAGCAAAGCAAGCTCCACACATTACTGGATTTATTGCATCAGTAATTCTTGCAGGTTCTAAGTTGTAGATGCACCCTTCGGTAGGGCAGGTAAATATAGATATAATCATGATGATGTCTCGTAAGTTCCATTAAAGAAATAAAAATCTCCAGAAGCAGGGACAACTGGAGTAGCAGCACCTGCTGCACCGCCAGTTAGTCCATTTGGACCCGTAAGGCTCCACCATGGAGTATCTATGGAAGCTCCTGACGTTCTTCCCAAAAGAGCATAATATTGGCTCGCACTTGAATCAAAGAAAAACCCAGTTGCTACTGGATAACTATTTATGTTTGGTAATGGAAGTGTAAAATTATATCTTGCTCCAGTTCCCAATCCAAGTCCAGAGGCAAGGTTTAGCACTATGTTATAGTGAACTGTTTTTCCAATTTTTATATATTTTCCACTAATAGTACCACCATTAGTATCTAAATTTGGTTGTGTTGCATTACTACCCCACACTGGAACATAGGATTGCCATGAACTTTCAGGGAAGTTTGCTTTAGTAGCATAAGTTAAAGCAACATCTGCTAAGTCTCTTGCTTTACTCATTATGCCGCCTCGTACATCATTTGAAAACGAATAGCATCTGATGCTCCCCAGGTGAACGGTATGGATGAAGATAAATTGACATAAGAGGCATAAGTTCCACCCGCTGAAATTGCAGCAAAAGCGGCAGAAGTATTACTTGTGTATCTTACGATTCCTTCATAAATAGTTCCACCATCTATATAGTTTGCTACGCCAAGTGGGTAAGCGGCTTGTGCAGCAGAAGTTACTGGAAACGAAAAACTTACGGAGCCATTAATAGAAAATCCAGAACTTCCAAGAACAATATTTCCTTTTACAAATACAGTCTTTCCTATTTGATTCCAATAAAAATTTGATGAGCCACCAGTTCCTAAAGTTACGTTATCCAATGTTGGAGTGTATAAAGTCCATCCACTCTCTCCAAGTTTGCTATCAACCTGTGTCTGTGTGTAAACATCAGCAACAGTACGAGCAAGGGTGCTAAACACTTCAACAACATCGTTTACAGTTAGCGCAGTAAGTCCAGTAACTGTAGTACCAGTAGTTGCAGTGTAGTCCTGACCACGAACCATAAGTACACCGTTGATGTATAACTGTTCATATCCTGGTGTGTACCCAAGTGGTAGAGATGAATCATCATTACCTGATAGAGATGTTTCTCCACCAGCCATTGTCTTACGCCAACGCAAGAACTGTGCTGAGTCAACACTAGGAACGTCTACGTCAGACTCAATCCAAATGTCACCTGTTGCTGGTGAAGTAGGTGCAGTAGCTTGATACTTAAAAGGACTAACTACAGCAGCCTGTCCAATTTCAACCCATTCATCTGCTACATCATCCCAAACGTATCCTGGTCTAGTTGCCATCTGTTTGGTCCTCTGAAACTATCCAATCATCTACCATGCCACCGCAAGGACCACACATAAATGTTGTGTTCTCTGGACCCTGACCATGAACAGTTACGTTATTCCAGTCGCAACCATCTGTGTGGCAAGTTATGTCATACCAAATTAAATCATCCATTATGCACATACCA